AATGGAATGGAATGGAATGGAATGGAATCGAATGGAATGGAATGTTATATATATCATGGATTATTTATCACTCGACTGACTAATTCCTGTTTCGAATCGCCCATATTGGATAATTTTTACCGTCATCAGTCCATCGGGGACCAAACCATGTTTCATCTGATAACATGATGCTGCCATATTTTTTACGTAATACCGAAAATATACTTTGGTCATTTCTGGTGGAATCATATGACGGAACATTCGGAAGCTTACCATATGAGTCGTCGATTAAATGATATTGACAACAACCATCATACCACCGGTTAATAAGTTCCATGGTATGTTGGCATTTTCGAAGAACGTAAGCACCGCCCAAGAGTTGTCCGGTTTTAACAATTGTTGGGTCATTCGCGTTGTAATACTCGAAAATATCCATTTTGGTAAATAATTCGTCTAAATGATCCATTTGAAATGAAACATTTCCGATTTCAGCGCTCGTATTCAGCATATCAAAGTATTCTAATAAACGCGACCGGCCGTCTTTATTCATGAATCACCCCGCATCCGCATAGACTAGAAGGTCATTATCGTTCATTTTTTCCAGCGTTTTTAACGTCAGATGCGGCTTCCATAGCCAACAACCATAACCGCGAATCGCATTTGACTCTATGAAATGTTGATGCTTTCCCCAAAAGGATGCGTCGGCCATGAGGTCTTTTTCTGTATAACCGATGATTTCATCAAAGACATCGAATTCGCTTGCTTCCCGAGATATACGTTTTACCGCGCTGTGATAGTTCTCAGATGGACCACCAAATGTAATGAACCACTTACGTTGCTTCGATTGCTTCTCTGATTGCTGCTCCGGCTCTGCCATAACGTGGATATCGCAGATTATAATATTTGTCTTATATAATACAAAAACGTTTTTATTCTAACGAAATAATAGAGACAGATGACGACGAGAAAACGAAGACATCGGTTGTCAGTGTCAGACCGTGCGCGTTTGCTTAGTGGTGGCAGAGGAGTGCGCACGAGACGCAAACATCGTAAAGGCTCCACCGCCGCCACCGACAACGCCACCATGCGTTTGATTCCGCGCACCGCTGCTAAAAAAACGAGAGCATTTACCAAGAAGGATTTTAATAGCGGAGATGGAATGCTTACGACGGTATGGGGGCCGAGTATGTGGCATTTTCTTCACACGATGAGTTTCAATTACCCTGTCAGCCCTACACAAAAACAGAAGAAAGACTATATGGATTTTATACTGAGTCTGCGGAATGTTCTTCCTTGTAAATATTGCCGAATGAATTTGACGAATAATTTAGCAACACGGCCGCTGAAAATGTGCCATATGGAAAGTCGCGAAACATTTTCGCGGTTTGTGTATGACCTCCATGAGACCGTGAATAAGATGCTGGGGAAGAACTCGGGGCTGACGTATTGCGATGTGCGCGAGAGATATGAACATTTCCGGTCGAGGTGTACACAGGATGCGCCGAAAGTATTTAATTTTAGGGAGTTTTATCGGGGGAAAATGGGGAAGAAGGGCGAACATGAGAAGGGGTGCACAGAGCCGTTGTATGGGAAGAAGGCGAAGTGCGTGATTTCGATTGTTCCGCAAGAGGTGAAAGTGCCGACATTTAGTGTGGATGATCAATGTATTAAGAAGAGGGGGGAGATGGTGGAGGATAAGGCATAATTTTTATGTGAGGTTAATATATATAGTTGTAAGAGGTATCAGGATGCCACCAAAAAGAGGCCGAGAAGTCCGGCGCCCGCCGCCAGATGGTGCTGCAGCAAATGTTAATGATGATGATGATGAAATGCCGATCCTAGAACCAATATATGGTGCAGTTGCCGGTGGTGGTATCGGAGGTGATCAAGCAATCGATAATCGGGAAATTGAAATACAACTCGGTGATATAGAAGCAGTATCAGAGAGAGCAATAGAAGCCAGACGAAGAATACAAAAAGCAAATGAAATAATAGAACAACGCGCGCAATTAGAAGCGGAGTTAAGTCAATTGCAAGGACAACGAGAAGCAATACTAAACGATGTTAGATGTCTTCTTCCATCACAACAAGGTGTGAACGCACGTATCGCACTAGAACAAAAACGAGCCATCGCACCACTCGTAGACATTTTCTTTGATGCTTTCAGACCGTTTTTAACCGAAGCATATGATGATGACGCAACTTTCAGAGAATGTTTTGGAATTGCTGCTGCTGCTGCTGCCCAACGTAATGTTCAATTGACCGCCGAGCAGAACCTCCTTCGTACCGGTTTTGAATTATTATTGAAAGAATCTATCGTACAAGGTATTAATATGAATCATGCAGCAATTACAGCATTAACACTATTATTATTCGATAATAACCCAGCAACAATGTTGGTAAGTGCGGGAGGTTCGATTGTAGCGATCATACTAGCTAGAGATGTTTTACTCTGGTTTGCGAACACCGTTCTTAGTGTTATGACGTTCGGTATGTTGTCTGTACAAGGACTTACTAATTTATTATGTTTCGTGTATAACAATTGTTCGTTGGTGAATATACGAAATTTGCTTATCTATTTAAGTGTTGCCCCTGAAAATGCACAACAATTTATTCTTGCTATTCGGCATTATAATAGAGAACAAAGACAATACATCATCATGACGATATTTTTATTCGGGTTAAATGCGGTTAGACAGGGATTACCCGAAGCAATGAATCTACGCCAAATAAATGCCTTATTTGCGCAAGCGGGTCGATACATGGATGGTATGGGTATGAATGACGAACAGCTTCGAGCAGCAGATGCTCCGATAATTGAAGCAGCGGACACGGCAGCAAGAGCGGCAGCAGGAGCGGCAGCAGGAGCGGCAGCAGGAGCGGCAGCAGCTAATCCAGCGGCAGCAGCTAATCCAGCAGTGGCAGCTAATCCAGCAGTGGCAGCTAATCCAGCAGCAGCGGCAGCAGCAGCACTTCCAGCCGACGCAGCAGGAGCCGCAGCTGCTTTATATCAAGCCGGAGCGCCGGTTGTGCCTAATATTCCTGAAGGTGTTGACCAAATTAGAATTCGGGATATTTTTCTTGCTGCAACCGTCGATATTAGAGATTTCGTTATGCGAACATTTAGAAGTGGGTGGTCAAGAGGATTAAGATTGACAAAATACTGTTTGCGTGATGTATTTACATTATATTTAGTGCGTCCACCTGTCGGACGAGGTCTCGTCTGTGATTTAGTTAATGTGTCCGGACATGTCGCGAGATGGGGTGTAGCGGCAATACAAGACCGTTCTGCAGTATTAGACCCAGCCAAACCAACCCAAGAAGTTATTCGACTTTTAGCGAGTTTAAGTGGTATCGATAGTGCTAATATTAAAACCAACGAAGGATGTGAAGCTGCTTTATATACTTTTGCACAAAATTTGAAATTGGGTGCTATACGTGTTCTCGAAGGTCAAGAGCACGATGCTCAATTAGTATATCTAGGACAAACCGCACCACCTAGGTGCCTCACTGTGTTACGTGCACGTTTAACAAATGGTCGACTAGTGAATATGGCTCACATGCAGCAAGCATGTCTCGGTATGAGGTTATATGTGTTTGAAAGAGGCATGAGACAAAATATTTTACTTGACTTTTTTGGCGTTAAGCAACGCCAAGAAGAACCTGATTTTAATGATACTCAAAACGCTGTGGAGGGTAGTTTATCAGTTGAACGAATGTCTAGTCTTATAAATGAATCAGACCCAGTAACAAAGCGTTTATATGGTAGAGCAAAATTATTTTTTCAAGCATTTGCGAATTTTCAGCACGACACATTACATCGGTTAGGTCTGGCGCTTGGAGCAGAAGAACCTGTGCGTCGAGTTACCGGCGTATTTGCTGAACAATCGCGCAGAAGTAGAATACCTACTAAAGAACATATTAAAAGTGCGATTAGACATCATGTTCTCGCGACGGAGGGTATTACTGCGGAACAAAAACAAAATATTCTAGATATCTTACTTCCTCGTGTGGATGCTATTGATTTTATAGGTATAGAACAGTATTTGTTGGGACAGAATCCTGACGCTGGTATTTCGCAGACGTTTATAGAGGCTTGCCAAGCGGCTATTCGCGACGTTCCACCAGAAGCAATGGCATCTATGTATAGTGGATTAAGTAGATGTGCTGCTTCATTTACGAATTTGGTTGTTGAAGGTAGTAATTTTACCGCTCAAGTGGCACAAGGCGGTATTGAACGAGTTAGGGATGGTATTGGACAGGGTATTGGACGAGTTAGTGGGTTATTTCGTAGTGTATTTGTGGCTCAACCTCAGGAGAGACCCGCTATGGATGCTCAGCAGAATATACTTGCTAATATTGATGCGGTTGTTAACCCCCAACCCGTGATAGAACCACGTCTTAATGTAGAAGTTCCGGTACCTGGTGCTGGTGCTGATGCTGTTGCTGGTGCTGATGATGTTGGTGATGCTCCTGGCCTAGACAACATAGAGGGACATGGCGGTCGTTCGCGTAAGCGTTCTGCCTCAAGAGGCACTCGTCGCAAAAGCAAACAAGCATCCAAGAAACTCAAACGCAAATCCCGTAGATATCAGCGTAGGGCATCTTCGCGTAAGGGTCGGAAATGATTTTTTCCATTTCCAGAAAAAATTGATGCTCCCGCATGATTTTTCCACCAGAAAAAATTGATGCTCCCGCATGATTTTTCCACCAGAAAAAATTGATGCTCCCGCATGATTTTTCCACCAGAAAAAATTGATGCTCCCGCATGATTTTTCCACCAGAAAAAATTGAAATCCTTTTTTTGAATTCATCTGATGACAGCGTTCAAGCAAGCCAGTCAGACACACCGATGAATTCAAATCCTCCGAAATATTCGACTCTAACTATGGACGAGTGGCCTTGCCATGCGTGGAATGTAGGTAATGATCCAGCATGCCGCTCACGTGTATATCGTAATCTCTCGGACTATTATCAACAAGAAGAGCTTTCAGTACTTCCAAGAAACACCAACGAACTTTTGAAAACCGCGACATGGAGTCATTCGGCGATCATCAGCCGAGCATACCCTCGCCACCACGCGCTCATTCTTGCCGCGCGCTGTTCTTCATCCAAACTCGTCTCGCGCGAATTTCCGTTTGTAACCACCGGGCATGAACGCGGTTGTTCTGAGGCCAACGGCTCGTTGAGTCGTTTCGCATATGCACGCGTGCACGATGACGAACACGTGACTCCCTTCACTGAACTCGCGTCGGTTTACCAAAAACACCATCTTACCGGTCTCGCCGGATTGACCGGTTTGCTTGTTACTCGACTCATGGATCACCGCAACCCCGAAATCATTTCAGTAAGGAAAATGAAAAAACACGCTGAAATCACCAAACAATACATCCATTCTGCCCTAGCTGCCGAGTGTCTTATCGGCGATCGTTACTACCGAAATCTTACGCTGAATCGTCGCCGTGACGCCGCCAGTATCGTGACCAAATACCCGGTCGGCTTCATCGCGTGTAATGCGAAATCGAATCTCACCGCCGCCGACATTACGCCACTTGCGCTTCGTGCTACACAGGATGAACTGCGTGAATCGTATCACACCAACATCGAACGTTTGTTGATGATGATCGAGATGTTCAAGCGCGGGTTTGTAAGCATCGACCAGATTCGCGAAGATCCCGAGTTTGTACGAATGATGACGGTGTTTTGGCGGTCTGGAAATCAATTGATGAAATTGAAAGATGAATTTGAAGCCCAAGCAGTTGATGATTCAGGGGTTCCATCTCTGTTGTCGTTGTCATTTCTTGAACGAAAAAACGCAAAACGTATTCATGTGATTTCGTTATTGGCAGAACCCGGTGTTATCGCACCAAAATTGTTTGATTACGACATCGCACACTTGTTCGACAGCGCAGCCCAAAATTACGCGTATTACGTGAAAATTACGAAACACACATGGGCTCGTCTCGCATGCGATGGTTCTCTGGCGTCATTTCTAACCTTTGCTGCAATCGAGCCTGAACTAACAACAGAAGACTGTGCTATCAGAATTGGTGGCAACCTGAACGAGTATCACGGTGTTTCGTTGAAGGCTTGTGCCAACCATATTCCTTCGCGTCATCCGGTCTTCGGCGCGTTGAGAGTGAAACATCGATGCCACATCATGCGAACTGCGGATGCGGTGAATGTATCGTCTGAAAGAGTTCATCCACGTCTTGACGCACCTCAGATGGGGGTTACTCGTACTAATGCGCGTTTCGCTACGATGTACGCGCCGTTTTACGAAGTCGTCGAAGACATACGAAACCCTGATTTCAAAATCGACAAACTACGAAACTTTCCAGAGACGCACCCAAACTCGGGTATGGTGATCACAGCGTCTGAAGCTACAGACGAATTCAAAGAACGGGTATTCTCCCTTGGGGTGGCAATCCAACGACGCGGAATATATGATGATGATTCCAGCGACGATTATGACGATTATGATGATGATTACTACTACAATCATGACGACGAGGAGGACGACCAGGAGGACGACCAGGAGGACGACCAGGAGGACGACCAGGAGGATGACCAGGAGGATGACCAGGAGGACTAATACAATATGGTGGGTGGCGAGATTGAGTGATGCGCGGCCGCGTGTGTGTGTGTAATAAAATTGAAATGTTTTTTTTTCTATTTCTTCAACTACATCGTTCAAGAACATACACATTCAATAACTCGCAAATGGCACCAGTAGCAGCAGCAGCAGCAAAGATCATCCGTGACCAAGACCAAAACGGTATGAACGAATATGATCGCGTCACCATCGAATGGAACCAAAGCAACGAGGTCGCACGTCTTCGCAGCGTGCGTTCAAGCGCAATCAACAATACGGCTGGATATCATACAGGTCTGCGGGTTCATCACATTCGGACGATACAGGCATCCAACACGCAATTATGGGGCGAGTTGTTCCGGCATGAGAATCTGAATCCGGAATTACGAGCCTATGCTGAAGCTTCCATCGCTTTCGTCGAAGACACAACAAACACGGTTCTCTTTGCCGGGCAGATGGAGGTTTCACTCATCATGCAAGAGAACTACCGCCCAGGAGTTCATGTTGCCATCTTCATCGTTCAACTCGCACCGCATCGTGAGTTTCATGATGGGCATGTCATTCAGCGAGAATTCAGCGAAGGAAGCGTCACACACCAAACAATCAATCGTTTGTTCAATACCGAAGACCGAGCAATAGTTTCACAAGCTACCGAATACAGCATTCTCGAGTACCTCGCTGACGACGACGAAATGTCGGATCTGCTTCACTATTGCTTCATGGACCCGGATTTCAGGACGATGCGGTTCTCGTACATTCCGCCTGAGAACAACAACCCAGCGGTCGACGAAGACGACGATGGACAATACATTGTTGATCCTGACGCCCTCGACATCCATCGTGTTCATTCTTTCAACGAGGAGGACGAGCACGACGACGATGATGATGACAACAGCTACGACGAGGACGAGCCCGCACGTGGAGAAGTAAACGTCGCAATAGCTCCTCCACCACCTTTTCTGGTGAATGATATTGCGGCGATCTATCAGTATTACTATGACATGTACCAAGAAGACCCGATGTACAATATCATCAGCTACAACGAAAACAACGGTGGTGCGCACGAGCGAGACGACGAACTTCCCGCACAAGGATAGGTAGGTAAAAACAATAATATAAAATCCAATACAATATACCTTTGTATTTTTTATTGGATTCCGTTCCGTTCCGTTCCGTTCTGTTCCGTTCCGTTCCGTTCCATTACATTCCAAACTGACTAAAATCAGCCATCACCGGTCGAGGTGCGTTAATATCTTCGGAACGTGAATAATTCGGCACCTTCTTACATTCAAACGCCGGCTCGGGGCAACGCGCACAGGCAGGGCAAGGCGGGCATTTATGTCCATCTCCACTTCCGCCGGCAGAACCTCCTGCTCCCGCAGTCGCTTGATCGTTCCCACTCACGCTATTCATACCGGGGATCCCGCCAGGAGCATTCAGCGGAAATGTACTCGGTGAGAAAGCCCCAACAGGTGTGCCGAGAGATGACGCACTCACACCACCATTTATATTGGGGTCATATTTCGGCGTTGGCGGCAGTTTTGTATTAGACGGTAAGTCTTTCGTAGCAACCGGTTTGAGCGGGTCAGGAATATCACTAGGTTTGGTTGTAGTAAAACCGTCACGGATATAGTTGCCTAAACTAGACGCAAGAATGAGTGAAAATATTAAAATAAGAAACAGATGAACTTTCGTAAGTTGCATGATGACGACTTTACTTTAATACAATAGGTATATAAAAAGTTTTCCAATAAAGAATTGAATCTGTTTTATACTTTATCGGTTTATCATAAGTAATCAAATACACACAAACATGGAACAACAACAACCGAATGAAACCGTTATACTTACAAAGAAGCCGCGAAAACTGACACCTGCGACGTGTCTATTAACTTCGTATGTTGCTCCACCTCTCCTGAATGACAACGCTCAGGAACCGACGCAGACGCATACCTATGAAGTCGGCGTAGATGAAGCCGGCCGCGGCCCTTTGTTTGGACGCGTTTATACTGCGGCGGTGATACTTCCTTCTGCAAATCCGGATTTGTCATCGGGGTTTGATTTCAGTCTTCTAAAAGACAGCAAGAAGTTCAGTTCGGATAAAAAAATACGAGAGGCGTCGGATTATATCAAAGAACATGCCATAGCCTGGGCGATATCCTATGAAGAGGCTGACGTGATTGATTCTATCAACATACGGCGTGCGACACTCCAGTGTATGAGAAAGGCGATAAAAAACGCGATTGAAGGTCACATCGAAGAAATGGAACAAAAAGGTCGGCCGGTGCCCACATTCACCGACTATCTGCTTCTTGTCGATGGCAACGATTTCATCCCGATGGGGCGAGGCTATAATGAAGATACGGAGGAAATGGAGACATATCAGCATGTTTGCGTGGAAGGAGGTGATAATACGTACGCGTGTATTGCGGCTGCGTCGATTTTGGCGAAGGTCGCGCGTGATGATTACATCGAAAAATTATGTGACCAACATCCGGTGTTAGATGAAATGTATTCGTTACGGGGAAATAAGGGGTATGGGGCGAAGAAACACTTGGATGGAATACGGGAGCATGGGATTACACAGTGGCACAGGAGGTCGTATGGCATTTGTAAGTCCTTCGCGTAGCGTAGAAAAGGACGGTCCGCATCACTGCGGACAAGGAGTTCGCGTAGCGTAGTTAGAACTCATCCGCGCCATACCCGAAAAATCCTCTGCGAGACGGCGATGACGTTGCTGTTGTCGAGGAAGACGTGAGTTCATTTATTTTATTTTTCAGAATTTGATTCTCGATTTTGATGGTCCGCATTTCTTCGTCCATCTCGGTGACTTTGACCTTGAAGTCGTCGACCAACTTTTGAAGATTCATCAACATTTCCAGCGTGGTTTGATTTTGTTTCAGAATCGCATTTGCTTGGAGAGTTGCGGCAGTTGGAACGCCAATGACAGCGATAGACATTACAGGTGGATGACGACGATTTTTACACGCGATGATGACGTCGATTTGACAGAAAACATTTCAATTTATTTTTTACGTCTATTTTTCGTGTTCCGCTTTTTATTTGTTTTTTTTACTTTACGTCTTGTTTTTCGTTTTGTTTTAGACTTTTGTTTTGACCCACCACCAATTTCTGACAGATTTGGCGCAGAAGGAATGGGTGGTGGAACGCTTATGAATCTCTTTATATCATTATAAATTGCGGTTTCATAACCAGCTATGCCATCCGGATCCATAAGTGGATTACCATGTAGAATAATACGCTCCAACGAACGCGGAAATGCTCTAATATTTAAATCCGCGAGTTTTGTAATATTATTATCTCTTAAATCTAAGGTCGTTGTTCCTTCTGAAAAATGACATCCTTTCAACGACGATATAAAATTACGAGCAAGATTTATTTCAACACATCGCCCAAATTTTACTCCGTTTAGCGACGTAATATCGTTATCGCTTAAATTTATTGTGTAGGCAAAAGGCGGAAATTGTACAGAGCCTAATATTCTGATACCACATCTTGACAATTCTACATTACAACGCGAATGACCAGAAAGAGATGTTTTTAATGCGTTAAATTCTTCTTGTGTTTTCGGTTCATTAACGTATCCTCCATCATTTAACCCACCATATCTAAATAATATAGGTAATTTAATCCCGTCAAGAGAAGGTATTTGCCCAGAACATCTTATCACTTCTTGACCTCCTTGGTTTGTATGAAAAACGTATTTTCTTATATTTTGTTGAAACTGTTCTTTTGTTATTCCTCCATCTACACCGACAATATTATCAGGTATTGGTTGTCTCGTAATACTATCTTCTAAAAATTGTATTCGTTCTTTTATTTGTACAGAAGGACCTGACCAAGTACCGAAGCCCTCCGCCTCTATACCAAAATCAGATTCTCGAGTTTTTTTTGATTCTTCTTTCTCTTTTTCTAATGCGACCTGTAAGTCTTGTTTTAACCTATCAATACGTTTTCGTTTCAATATCATGAGTTCATCTTCACGAGGTTTTTCCATAATTATATAATATAATATACTTATACATATACATATATAATATACCATCCCGTCATCATGGTCTGTGCCACCTCCTGTGCCATCGCGTTTATTTTCATCGTCGCCAACATCTACTGTTGCGCATTCTCTCACCGTTCTGGTGGTGTAATTCATGAATTCGTCGCGAAGTTATCACCGGACAATCAGCGCAGGTATGCCGTGATTACGCGCGAGAGACAGGGCATCTATTTTATGGGGTTGTTCCTTGGGTTCATTCTCTCGATGATCCTTCTTGTATGCTGCCGGAAGTATTTCCTGGGTTCGCGAGGTGGGATCCTGTGTATGGTGGCGGCTGTCTCATTTAGCATAAATTACTTTTATTATATTCTCTCACCAAAGAGCGATTGGATGGTGCTTCATCTGAGGTCGGGAGAAGAAACACAGGCGTGGCTGAATGTATATCGCACGATGCAGTATAATTATCACATCGGTCTCGTGTTGGGTATTTTAGCGGTTGTCGCGTTCGGGAATGCGTTGTGTTCCGCGTAGTGCCGCAATAACAACATAAATATATAATACCACCGTATAGTATAACCCGCTTTGAAAAATGAACTTCTCCTCCTCTACCTCTGTGGACTTTATGGCCACCTCCCCCGACCAGAAGAACTTTCTCAAGAAGAAGGTCGTTCCTTTCGTTAAGAAAGTTCTTCCTGTTGCTGAACGTGTGATTCCGGCTGTGGCTCCCTTCGTTCCCGCGCTTCGCCCCGTTGCTGCCGTTATTGGCGCGATTCGTCAGTAAGAAGACGCGAAATAAAATTGATAACAAAATTCCAATATAAAGCAATCTATGTGATTCTTTATATTGTCAATCGATAACAGCAAACGATGCGCGTCCTTGTATTTGATACCGAGACAACCGGTCTCCCCCCCAAAAATACCCCTATCAATCGTGCCGATAATTGGCCCTACATCGTCCAATTGAGTTGGGTGATATATAACGAACAAACGAAGCAGGTTGAAGAAGAACAGGACTACATTATATCTCTCGGAACACATATTCCGATTTCGCCGGAATCAACCGCAATTCATGGAATAACGAGCGAGCTTTCACGTGCCCGCGGAGTTCCAATTGATGTCGCGTTGTTCGATTTCAAGCATGCCGCCAATCGATGCGGAAAAATGGTTGCGCATAATTTGGAGTTCGACAAGAATATGCTTCTCGTAGAGTTTTACCGTGCGCGGATATTTAACAGCGTGTTTCCGCCATCAGAATATTGTACGATGAAGAATGGAACGGCGATTTGTAAGATCCCCAAAACATGGGAGGATGGACACACCACGCTGAAATACCCGAAGCTCGTTGAACTTTACCACGCTCTTTACGGCGCTGACGTGCCCAGTCCAGAGGGGCTTCACAACGCGAAGGTGGATGTGGATGTTTGCTTGAAGTGTTATGTGAAGATGATGGAAAACTCGTGAGTGAGTAAAAAGAATTGGACGGGATGGGTCGTTATTGTGAAATAGGTTGTATTATTAGGGATTATATCGTTTTTTATTCATCATCATCATATATATTTGAGTGGCTCGTTGCTGACGTGAAATATATATGAACCCGCTTCATTTTGCGGAGAAAATCTGCGCCTACGAGCCAGTCAATTTTTGTCTTGTCCGTGTATTCTTTTATTTTGGGTTTAACGGAACAAATACCGTATTGTTGTGAAGAAGATCGAGACTCGGGTGGCCCATAAGGCCAGAAGTTCGCACGGGTGGTGAGAAGATAAAGAACTCGTTCGGCCGAGATGTATTTCAGTATCTGTGATGTTCGGCGTTGGTCAAAGATTGGGATGAATGTAGACGATACCAACGCCACGCCACCACTCGCAGCAGAAATCGAGACCCAGTATTCATAATCTGGAAACGCAAGTGATATCGTATTTGAAAAGAGCAAACTCCACTCTGCGAATGTTCGACATGCGACAACTTCATCCGCACGAGAGTGTAGTAGTGGCCACAAGTATAAGTTCGTAATATCGATGATGCTTTCATTTCTGAAAAAGTTCGGCACGCTTCGAGTGTCGAGTGCGCTACTAGCGCTAGAACTGCTGTTGCTAGAATTAAGAGGACATGAAAACTCTCCGACCCGTGGAGTCAAAAACGCACGTTTCTCACGTGTCATTTCGCAATCTAGCCACGGATTATATTGTGTAATTAGATTGTATGATGAATAACCTAATTTGGGTGTTTCGCGAATATGCTTGAAACGTGAATATTCCAAGCCTCGGTCTTCGATTGTAAGTGCTGGCGGGAACATGAAGTTTCGTTCAGTTGTCCATTTTATAACCGGATTGGTCGGAACAATCGGTGTCATCGTAGTTTCTTTCTTTGACGGGGATATGTTGAACATACTGCTGATATTAGTTATTTATTTGGAAATAATTTTCAATTTATTCATGAAGAACAAAATTCCGATATCGCAACGCTAACACGATCCCGCGCCAGCTATGATGAGCAGAACTCATCCTCGCAACGCGAGTATATTCTGCTCAAGATGAGCAGAACTCACACACGTCATCTTCATCCTCTACCACTCCCGCCCCCGCTTTCTCCGGCTCCACCGTAAATTGCTGTGCCTGGTGTTTCGCCTTTCTTCGCAAGTAATACACCCCAGTCTTCAGTCCCTTATTCCACGCATAAAACAGCATCGACGTCAAAATATTATAGTTCGGTTCTTCCACCCATAAGTTCATGCTTTGACTCTGACAAATAAATGCCCCGCGATCCGCTGCCATATCAATAATATGTCGCATCGGCATCTCCCAAACCGTCTTGTATTTGAGTTTCATCGCATCGGACAGACCATCAATATATTGGACACTCCCCTGATTCGCAATAATATTCGTCTTCACGCGTTCATTCCATAATCCAAGACCAATTAGGTCGTGAATCAGGTATTTATTCACCATAATAAACTCGCCCGCGAGGGTTCGGCGAGTATAAATATTACTGGTAATCGGTTCAAAACATTCATTATTACCGAGAATTTGGGAGGTGCTTGCGGTTGGCATCGGCGCGAGAAGGAGCGAATTTCGCAAGCCATGCTTCTGGATTTTCGCTTTAAGTTCATTCCAGTCGTATCGCTTTGTGCGGTATTTCGGTTCAGGATATGATTCAGACGTAGGATCGACGCCCCACATATCGAATTGAAGGATGCCTTCAGATGCTGGCGAACCTGGGAATGTTTCATACGCACCATATCGCGCGGCACGTGTCATCGACGCTTTAAGTGCTGCGTAATAAATCGTCTCGAAAATCTCTCGGTTAAGCACTTTGGCTTCTTCGCTGTGAAACGGAATATCCATCATCATGAAAACATCTGCGAGTCCTTGAACGCCGATTCCGATGGGGCGATGGCGCAGATTGCTCGTGCGTGTTTTTTCGGTGGGGTAGTAATTAATATTGATGATTTGATTCAGGTTATCCACGGCGAGTTCGGTGATACGTTCGAGTTCCGTCATATTCATCACTTTTGTTTTTTCATCGACGAACCGATTCAAAGCGATACTCGCCAAATTACACACCGCTGTCTCATTTGCGTCTGAGTATTCCATGATTTCGGTGCATAAGTTACTGCTCTTGATTGTCCCGATATTCTTCTGGTTGCTCTTTTTATTCGCGGCATCCTTGAATAATATATAAGGCGTTCCAGTCTCCATTTGACTGTCCAAGATTTTAAGCCAAAGGTCGCGTGCTTTTACTTGTTTGCGTGCGCGTCCTTCGCGTTCATATCTCTCGTATAATTCTCGGAATTTGTCGCCATATACGTCGGCAAGACCCGGGCATTCGTCGGGGCAGAAATAGGACCACATATCCGCGCCGCCCCCCCTCACCCGTTCCATAAAAAGGTCCGGTACCCACAGAGCATAAAACAGGTCGCGACCTTTCATCTCTTCGTCGCCATGGTTCTTCTTCATCTCCAAGAAGTCCTCGATATCGGGGTGCCATGGTTCTAAGTAAATCGCGAAACTCCCGTTACGACGCCCGCCTTGGTCGATATACCGCGCGGTATTGTTATACACTCGTAACATCGGAACAATCCCGTTTGACGCCCCGTTTGTTCCACGAATATGCGAACCCGACGCACGAATATTATGAATATGAAGCCCGATACCCCCCGCATGTTTGCTGATTTTCGCGCAGTCTTTCAGCGTATCAAAAATACCGTCAATGCTGTCATTCTCCATAGCAATCAGATAGCATGAACTCAATTGAGGGCGGGGTGTGCCTGCGTTGAATAAGGTCGGTGTTGCGTGTGTCATATATTTTTGCGACATCGCGTCGTATGTATTCTGAATATACACGAGGGTTTCGTATATGGTGTGCGTGTCTGTGCGCTGACAATGAATCCCGAGGGCCACCCGCATCCACATATGTTGCGGACGTTCGACAATTACACCATTACACCGCATCAAATACGATCTCTCGAGAGTCTTGAACCCGAAATAATCGATGAGATAATCACGCTGATGTTGAATCATTTGTTGAACTGCTTCATGGACGAGACAAGGTATTGGACCTGCGACGCTTCCATTTCGTGGTGTGTCGATGATTTCATGTAGAAAATCCCATAGTTGTTTGCTAATAATCGGCACATGTTTTCCGTTGGAGTCGTGGTATTCGTATAACGCACGCATCGCCTCGTAAAATCCGCCTTGAATATTTTTATGTGCGTTGGAAATAATAATATAGGATGCGAGCGTGCCATAATCTGGATGCTGAACCGCCATCATCGCGCACTGCTGTGCGGTTAGTTCGTCGATTTTCGTCGTTGGAATATTATCATACAACTGGTCGATAATTTTGATAACGAGGGTCGTATAATTCACACTAGTGATACCCGCTTCTTTCCCGAGTTTCTTTAGGCGGGAGAGGATTTTATCGAATGCGACGATCTCTCGGTCACCGTTTCTCTTAAGGACGTGCATATCTGAAGCTGATGCGGAATCGGCGGCGGACGCTGACATCTTATCTTCTTTTGTATAATATATTATATATACACGGTTTAATATCTATTCGGGCGTCTGTGTGTCCGTAATGAAATATTGTAAAGAATATCTAGCTTTGTTTTTACTTGTTGTGGCAGTTGTTATCATCGGCCCGCTCATCGACGCGATTCATGATTTTAGCGCTATTCGTGGTGATGGCACCAATAATAAGCGCGAAGGATTTGCCGCCGACCGCGTGCCTTCCGGCGAATATCCGCACGAAGTCGAAGAGCCGCTGTTGTATCCAACCTATCCTAAGAAGTCGGGGCCAGAATACGGCGTGGTTCTCCGCGAAAATGACTCCACGAACAATTCGCGTTTATATCCGGTCGCTGCGAAACTCAGCAGTTACGACCAATCCACAAATAATGTGCGTGATTGGGTGACTCCCGATAACGGGTCATGTAAACCGGCGGGAATGTGTGGTGCTTTGTATGCCCCCAAGGCTCCGGCTGAGTACAACATTCCCGAACCGATTCCGTTGGACCACCCCGCGAGGAGAGTCGGATTTTACGCGGTAGGGGCTTGAATGGAATGGAATGAAATGAAACCGAAATGGAATAATGTATGTTATTCTTACTATTGTGTTATATCCAATAATAAGAATCAATGACGACGCTCAGGATTCAACGGCGTCTTGTAGAGCGGGACTTTCTACGCAATACGCGCTTGGATTTCTTGTATTTACGAGAGGGGCGACGGCGGCGCGAAGCGCCTTTCTTACTTTTAAGTTTACTCAATATATCTTTAATATGCTTATCATCATCAGGAAACCGCTCTTTCATTAATTCTGTAATAAAATACTGTCTTTCTTCCCCTGGAGGAAAGATACCACCACCCGCATTTCGGGGCAAATCTTGAAAAAAATTTACGTCTGCGTCTTCGGTGTATTTATATACATAATTCGGAAATCTAGTTAAATCTTTAATTGTTTTATCATCGGTATTTACAAAATAATTTTTAACAGCATCTCTAGCCCTCACCGGGGAAAGGGGCACGTTGTATTCAGACGAATAGTCACTAACACTTTGAGGACTACCCAGACTAACCGGACTACTCAGACTACCCTGACTATCCTTACTCATAATTCAATAAAAAATCTTGTTATAAAATACCATAATATTTTATAAATTACCAATCCAAAACCCAGCCTAAATGTTCGCCTGTATATAATTACATAAATCACACCTTACTCTCATCTATTTCAAGGTCGTCGATTTTGAAACAGTTGATTAGAACTTCCGATGGACCTTTCGCAACGTGGTGTTTCGTGCCGCCGCCGCCGCTACCGTATTTTTTGTTCGTTTGGGCGGTATTGTTCATCGCCGCCATCAACGTCGCCATATTCGTCGCTGTCGCTTCGCTTCCACTATTCGACAACGCGCTTTCCAATTTTATGATTTTCAATTCGGTCCCGGCGTCGGACGCCCCCGCTGCTGGCCCCGCCCGTCGTTTCACCGGTGCGCGATGGTCATACCCCGTATCTCGTTCTTCTTCAATCGTCGCCCATACTCCCGCAAGCACTTTCACAGCTTCTTCAAACCAAAGTCGGTTTCGTCGAACAAGAACGCAACTGTATTCGTCGAGATACCAGTAAATCGTCCGCACCCATACACTTCGAAGCCGCTCATGTTTCGCAAATATTTCCGCCTCCCACTTATCGAATTCATGCGGTGTAGCACCGATCGGAGCATATTCGTAGAGTTGTGTCGGTGTCACGATATGCCCGTATTGTGTCACTGCCGGCGCGGTTTGAAACCACAAAATAATCCCCTTTTCATTCCCCTTCGCGGTATATCCTTCTTTCGTGGTTCCGTCGGCATCATACTCTTCTTTACTCTCATATTCCTTGAATCGGGTTTCTACGAAATCGCATTCATCTAAGTCACATACCTCCATTTGGATCTGTGTTTGGATCCAGTATTCTTCTTTGGGGTGTCCAGTAATCTCTCGGTTAAAGATATTCTTAATTTCCACCATCCGGCCATATATCGGCGAGGCTGCATCGATATTGATTCCATCGGGTGAAGCACCAATAAATGGATAGTTATCATGCTGAATACATCCGAATTCGCCCAACGTCGTTCGATTTCGGTGTTCATATACCATGACAGTAACGGGCTCGTATCGTTGCCCCCAGTGAAGGGGTGAATTCACCGGACCTTGAAGTGGTGCTGGCGGACTCTGATTCGCTGACCCTGTTCGGGCTGCCTCCGCAGCCGCTGCCGCCGCTTCTGTCTGACTTTTACACTTTTCATAGACAAGTTGATTCACAGATGCTTGCGAACCAAACGCTTTTGATGCCGCACTCGCCGTGATTAAATTATTACGTCTGGCATACCATTCAGGAGTTCGTTGGTCGGGTTGCGGTTTTTCTTGAAGTGCGCGAATTTTTGCGCTCATCGAGGCAGCATCAATACCGGAGCAAGAGTGTGTTGCCGGCGATACACGAGGCGGCACGATTTCCTCGTAAAATCTCTCGGTGATTTCATCATATAACTCTTGGATATACTCCTCCATGACTTCGTTCAACGCGTCAGCTTCCGCAGAAGTGGTGGTTGAGAAATTCGACCGAATCGGATCTAATTCCGCGAAGTGTTGGCACAAATAGCTGTCAATCCACGTTCCAACGACCTCTTCTGTATTGAAATCCTCACGCTTGAATTCCAATATATTCTCTCGCGCAACGTCGGCCAATTCATCAAGCGCGTCGTTGATAATGATCTCTCGATCTTCATCGGTTGGAAGGAGTGAATACGGCGAGGTAGCGTATGTGGCGGTGGCGTAGTCGTCGTATTCGTTGTCTGTAATGGTGGCGTCGCTGTCGTTGTATTCATGAGCGTTGTTATTATATTCATGATTGCTGATTTTAGCATATGTAGCCATATAATAAATACATAAATAATAGAAATGCGTTTATATCCGTACATAACGCATTTCTATTATTCAATTTAATTTTTTATCAGGGTATAGTAGTAATTCATATTATTGTATATTCTTTCATCGTTAATCATTCATCGTCATTCATCGTCGTAGAATGGTCGGTGCCGGATTATTACCTGCTGCGGTTCATAAAGGCGTGATTTATTTATTGTTTGGTCGAGAGAATGAGCTGAATGATACGCCTGGTTGGGCGGATTTCGGTGGAGGAACGAAGCGGAATGAAACGATATTGGAAGCCGCGTCGAGAGAAGGCAGCGAAGAACTGAATGGGCTATTAGGTTCGCAATCCACTCTGAAAAAGGTAGCGGTTCGTCGTAAAATCGCGGAACTAAAATTTAAAACATATACAACGATCGTGTTTAAAACCGAATATGACGATAAATTAGAAGAATATTACTCGAACAATTATCGTTTCTTCGAGAAATACTTGCCGGGTGCGAAGAAGAACCCGCATAATGGACTCTTGGAAAAAGCCGAAATCAAATGGTTTTCATTTGCCGACCTTCGAAAGAATCGCGATAAATTTAGACCGTTTTATCGTAATATGGTGGATATCATACTGGAGCATCAAGAACACATTACGCGTAAGCTGATGAAGCCGATATGTGGGCCGCGTTGTAGTTTCAAGATTACACGGAAAGAAGGGCGCGTTATGAAGTCGAAACGGCGTAGTGCGAAGATAACGACACGGCGCCAACGACGCGATCGAAAATGATAATTAAGAATCTAGCGTGGCAATATCTGCGGGCGTTCCAGGTGCGTCGTAAGTTCCCATTTTTCGCTTCTTCGACGTATTTGTTGCGGGGGCAAGTGATTTCAGCGTTGATTGCCGTTTTTCACATCGTTTAAGTGTGAATTTTTTAAAACCAGCATGATAAATGAGGCATGGAATACTTGTAATCGATCCGGTTGTTTTATCATAAATAACATCCTTCGCGCGCATGAGTTTTTTCTGTTCGAGTGCGCTAACAAGAAATTGGTAAAGAGAAGTGATTTCTTGTTCTGTATGATTTTCACTTTTTCCATGTCGTGTGGCAAATTCTTTTAATTTTCCGATCTTTGCGGATTTGTCTAATTTATTCCATGGGTCGCTTTTATTCGCGTTTTTTTCATTTTCAAGGATGTCGTCGATGTTTGGATTTGTAATGACGTCCGGTTTCAATAAATTGTAATTTCCGGTGAGAAGCATATTTTTGTAGTTGATGTTTTTAAGTGCTGCGTCATCTGGATCATTTACAACTACAATCGATGTTGTTTCGGTTGTAAGATTATTCTGTAGTCCATTTTTTGTTAAAGACGAATCTACTACTGTGCTGATTTGGGCGGAGGCGGAGGCGGATGCTGCTTTAGGAGGCATTTGATATACATAATATACAAAGATGACTTAAAGTTGTTTTTTGTATATTATGGTTATTTACATCGGCATGATCATGCCGGGGCGTCTACCGCCGAATGATGGCGGGAGTTCGCTTGGTTGAATCGGCATAGGCAACGATTTGGGTTTCGGTGCGGGGCAACGATTAAAGTTTGTTGTGTTCCCGTTGAAAGCGTTGATATTCAACGAGAACTTCGATTCGGGGGCGGCAGAGGCGGAGGCGCAAGCGGGATTCAAAGACATTTTATGATATACTATAATATTTTGTTTTATGTCAATTTATGCCAACGTCGATGTAAAAACTGTAAACCCGTAAAATTGAAATCTTATTTCATATTTTCTACATGTTATGCGACAACAGACACAGACACGATGAATCTATTTATTCTCTCGCTTGACCCTGCTAAAATCGCGGAATACATGATGGACAAACATATTGCTAAAATCATTCTGGAAGCGGTTCAAATGTTATGTACGACACAACGCCTCCTCACCGCTGCCTCCGCCTCCGGAGTGAAAGAATGCGACCCCTGCGTCTATAAAATAGCGCACAAAAACCACCCAGTTACGATTTGGTGCCGCGCATCACAGGCAAACTTCATCTGGACCCTCGACCTCATCGACGCGATGCACGCAGAATGGAAATACAGATACGGGCATCCAGCAGACAAGCAGCATAAATCATACGGCGTGGCCCAATATTTGCGCCGTAATGTGCTGCCAGCAGAGGCGTTCGAGCGTATTCATGTCGCTGGTGTCATGACACCATTCGCACTTGCGATGCCCGATGAATACAAGATTCGCAGCAGCGACCCGGCGTCTCGAACCGGAACGAGTCACTGCGCCGACATCTATGACGCAGTTGCTTCCTACCGGAGTTATTATTTGTCCGCCCCGAAGCGCCGCATCGCAAAATGGGGAAAACGGCGTGATATGCCGTTGTGGTATGCTCGCGGATTACGGAAAATATACGAACGTCCCGCGCCAAAACTCATTATAAAAAACATAAACTTACCGAAGTGTATATGATGCTGTGTAATACCCGACAAACGTATAAATACTTTAACTATATTATAGTATTTATACAATCATAGTAAAGAATACAAATATGACACATACAATCATTAATAAATTTTCAATAAATGGAATATACGAACACTATTCATGTGGAGGCCCTGGATCACACCCCGGCGCAAAAACAGGTTTCATTCATCGCACGATGTATTTTCCGCATCAAGACGACGCTGAAATCTCTCGAATCATCGCTGCGCATTCTCGATTTGTTATTCTGATTCAGCAAAATGAATACGCGGTCTCGCTTTTTCAGCGAGATATTCTGCCGTTCATCCATAACGCTCAAAAACCATATGTTATTATTAGTTGTATGGATGATATGACATTTCCAGATGAAGTAGTGGGATCATTTTTTGGCTCGGTTAGCGATCAGTCGAAGACGTCTTTGTTTCGTAGATGGTTCGCAATAAATTGTAGGTCTCGCGAATATTGGCCCCCTCTTCCTAAGAACAAAATCACTCCGATTCCATATGGTATCGATTATTGGACGCTTACTCGTCGTGTGTCATGGACTAATACACCAATGGCATCCGCGATAGCACAGGACCGGCATCTCTCGCGACTTTGTTCGACGGTAATACATTTCACAAAACGCCCTTTGATAGATTGCGCGTATATCAACTTTCAATTCAACCTAGACGGAAATGGAGGTGCTGAGAGAAATCATGCGTTTCAAACGATACCGAGAGATGTGATGTCTCTTCAAGAAACACCGTGTAATCGATATGAAACATGGGGCGCGTATTCTCAACATGCGTTTGTCGTTAGTCCGCGAGGCAACGGTATCGATACGATACGAACATGGGAAGCGCTGATGCTTGGATGTATCGTT